TGAATTTCGGTATCAAACAATATCAGCTAAAATCAATAAAGTTACACAGTAAATTGCACAGTAAAAGCCCCTCAAATACCACTTTGGTATCCGAGGGGCTAAACTTATGTATTATTACTCTGACACTTCCGGCAAGCCTGCAACACTGGTAAGAATTGATAAAATACCTGCCAATGCACTTGCCGAGGCGACCGCAACCCAATTCACATCGCTTAACACGGCAGATACACCGATAACCGAAATTGCAGTTTGAGCAACGGTTTTTACTGCTCTTACGCCTGCACATTTTGCCCACGATTTCCAATTTGTAATTTTTTTCATATTATTACCTCCTTATTTTTGCTCAAGGTCTGCAATTCTGTGATTTGCGACTTTGATTTCTTCGTCTGCAACAGCTGAATTTTTTTCAAGATTAAACACTCGCTCTTGCAAATGATTGTATTTATCTTGCTTTTGCTCAAGTTTATCTATACGATACACTATAAGAGATTTAGTGTTTTCATTGTCCGCTTTGAGCTTTTTACGATTTGAAGCATTAATGAGAAGTTGACATATAATGCTACTGCTTGCAATGATTAATGATGTAATTATTTCTGTTGACATACTACACCTCGTTAAGTTAAAGTAAGCTCAATACGGTCAATAGCCTTGCCCTTTGTTCCTGCATAGCCGTCCTGCTTACTGTCTTTTTCGTCATCGTGCTGCCAATCGTAATAGTCTTCATTAACTGCAGAAACTCTGTATGTAGCCTTATAGTAGCTGCCGTGTGCGGATTTAACATCAGCAGGAGTTGTATAATAAATCTGTACAGCATCAATATCCATTCCGAGAATACCGGCATAGCCGTTTACATCATCATTAAGATTAAAACCTGTAACCCAGCTAAGCCAGTTACCGCCTTTAATATGCACTCTGTACTTAATCTTACCTTTTGTTACTTTGATTGCAAGACCGCTGATTGCCTCGCCGGCAATGCCTGCGAAGTCTGATAAACCTTTTACAGTTGGTAACCACTTACCGCATGCAAATACGCAATATTCAATCGTAGGTTTATCATCTTTTTCAACTTTAGAGTCTTCTTTGCTTTCAGAGTTACTCTCAAGTTTATTTAAAAACTGTTCCTTCCATAGCTTGTCCTTTGCTGATGAACCGCACCAAAAGCCCGGGCAGATTTTACCGTTAGCGTCATAATGGCGAATTACTTTGTCTTTTTTGATGTTATACTTTTTCATAAGTCGTTGAGCAAGTAAGATTACATTTTCAAGTGTCTTGCCTGTGCATTCTGTTGTTGAACCTGCAATTTCAATTCCGATTGAACGGCAATTAATATCCCAGTCGCCTGCATGCCAAGCAATATTTTTGTCAGCAACCGAGCGAACAACAGTTGTATCATCAACAAAATAATGTGCAGATGTTTCAACTACATTATTCTTAAAGTAGTTACCATTGTTTTCTGCTGTGTCGCCGTTGTTGCCGGTGTAATGAATAACAAGTGTATCAATTTCAGAAGATTTTCTGTTGCTCTCTGTGAAATTACCTTTATTGCACCATATTTCTTTAAATTTATAAGACATATTTATACCTCCCATACCACCATAATAGCGTTATAATATTCCTCCGAAAGCTGTTCTTTTAAGATTGACTTATCCTCATCACAGTTTTTGTAAGCGTTGCGGACATTTTCACCAACCTGCACATCTTCGCCACCGAGATTAACAAACTTCTGTCTTAACACACTCACGCTGTCCTTTGTAAGCATATCGAGTGTGATTTTTTCTTTAAGTTCCATAGAATTACCTCCTACTGTCTGATATATGTAATTGTAAAATTGATTTTCTCGTCATCTGTAAATTTATCCGTTAACGAGCTGATGTAAAGCCATGAGCCGTCAAGACGGATATTTCTCAGCTTATTTGTAGTTGAGTACACAGCAATACTCGAAAATCGACTTTCGTTTTTTGCCAGGAAAGGCAAGCCTGCCATCTGAATATACGATTTATCCGCAACAAGTTTTGTAATATTTACCGACACCGTAACCACCTTGCCGTTTTTCACATAGTTAAAAACGCCCTCGTTGCCGTCATAAATCGCCTGTCCGGGTGTAAGACTGCCCGTACCGCTCTCAATATTTGAGCTATCATATTTTGCCGCAAGCGACTTGTCTGTCGCTGCTTTGTTGTCTGTTACTGTCTGACTCAGAGTACTGATTGACTCATCAGCTGAGGACTTATTGTCTGCAATCTGCTTGCTTAGCTGAGCGACTGCATTGTCTACACTGTCCTTATCAGCTTTAAGATTAATCTTCATTGTCACTGTTTCGTCAATGTCTGTTATTTCATCTTCAAGCTCGGTTTTATCTGCCTTTGCAGATAAGGCTGTGTTAATCGCAATTGTTCTCTCACTTAGCGTGTTGATGTTGTCACCCGCAAGCGCTATTTCTATGCTGTTCTCGTATATGCCGTTTTCGATTTTGTTGAGGTTTTCTGCGCAAAGTGGTGTAGCTGTGCTCGGTGCGTCTTCCCAATTTGTTTTTGTGTATGCCATAATATTTATTCCCCCTTTGCCTCTATGCTGTCTGTCAGAGCTTTAATTCCGCTCAGTGTACGGCTCAACACATAGGCTTTTACTTTCTCTTTTTTAGGTTGTCCTGCGTTATCATAGACAAAATCACCGTTTGAATCAGTAACATAGCTTTCAATTTCTAATCCGTCACCAATCTGCACCCAAGGCCTGCCGTCAAGAGTAGCTGCAAGCGGTGTGTAGGAACAATTATAAAATCGTTCGCCTGTTTTGCCGTTAAGAAGATTTTGTACATTGTGTATTACCGAACCGCCTGTGCCGTCATCCTCCTGTCGGCAGACTGTATTTTTTGTTAAGTCATAACTGTTCGACTCATCGCCCCACAAAGTTTCAAACTCGATTGTTTTTTTCTCCCTTGACGAATAATCGTTGATAAACACAAATTTGTTGTAGCCGCTGCAATCGTATTCTTCTGCGTATAAGTTTTCGTAAAAATTGTATTTTTCTGTACTCTTGCCGAGTTCGATGTATCTAAAAACGCCATAGCTTGCATTAGGAATAATTGTTCCAAATACTCCGAGCAATTCACAGCAATTCTTGAGCAGTTCGCCGTATGTAATAGTATTTGAGCCCTCAAGCCACGCTCTGTTGTATGTTGGAAAATTCCGTACAGTTAAGCCTGTTGATTGGTCTATCACCTCATCAAGAATATCTTTGTTATCCTCAACCTGAATTATATGCTTTCCGTTGTAGTTAAGGCATAGCACAACCAATTCGCCAATTTTATAGCCGTTTGGATAAGTTTTCCATAAATTAAACAGCTTATTTGTTGCGTCAATATCATATAACATAGAGAGTGCATCATAAGCGACAATGTGTCGCTTATTGCGGTTATTCTTGTCAAGCTTGGCACTGTCAATAATACCGCTAAACAAATAATATTCCTTTGCAGCTACGGTTTCTCCCGGCAAAAGTGATGTACCTAAAAACAGCTTTGCAGATGGCAGCAGCTTTTCTCCACTCGGGAAACGCTGCGTTAATTTTACACTTATCCATTTACCGACAAGGTCTGTTGTAAAAATTCTGTCGTCTGAATTTACAAGGTCAATATCAAATTCAGAAGCAATACAACCGCCGAATTTTAATTTACTTTCGTCGCAAATTGACTGTGTAAGGCTCATACTTTCACTCGCTATATTTTTCTCTGTTATATCCGGATATTCACCGTCGGGAAATGAGATTGTCAGTATATTTTCAATCAGATTTTCAATAGTCTGCTTTTTGTGCAGGCTTGAAACCTCAAGCAAATTAACCACCTCTTAATATTCAATAAATGTAAATGTTACCGCCGCATATTTAATGTTGTCTGCGGTAATAAGCTTTGGCGTGTATGTTATATCGGGCATATATGCGGTCATTGTACGATAAGCAAGTAGTTCATCGTCCCAGTATTCAACATTGAGCTTGCGTTGCTGAGAATTTGACATAGCACCGTTTAAAACACTGCGAATAGTTCTCATTTCAGCAAGGGTAAGACCGTCCTTGGTATTGAATGTAATCTTAGTTTTGTTGTTCGGTGATGTTACTCGCCTTAAAAGGTTGTTGCTGTCACGATAAGCTTTAATCTCCGTACGCTGTAAAGGTGTGGCTTGATAACTCTCTTTAGCTATGAGCTTATGTGGAAACTGCAAGCCGTTTTTCGGGAATTTAATTAAATAGCCTTTAAATTCACCCAATCCTATCCCTCCTTATGCAAAAGCGGACCTGCCTGTGCGTTTCTTGATTTTGTTGTTCTCATCAGCAACAGCCTCAAAAAGCACTCTGCCGTCAGGCATAGTCAAGGTAATGTGAATATCACCGCCGTTGCCCGCTCCGCCATATTCAGCAAGTACCTCAGCCATAGCCTGTTTCATTGCTGATATTGGCGAAACAACTTCCGCTTCACGCTTATTATCGCCGAGAACTGCAAGAAATTCACCGTAATTTGCAGGTACATATGCCCCTGTGGCAAGTTTTGGAATGTGCACCTCATCAAGCCGACCTGCGTGCCATTCCTGTCCGAATAGCTTGCCGATAGCGTTAGCAACCGTATCCACACCGCTTAACATTCCGTTCAACGCTGAAATAAAGCCATTGATAAAATTTTCAAGTCCGGTTAAAACATTGTTAAGAGGCTTTTTGATGATGTTATACAAGGGTTCAAAAACATTTGAAAAGACTGTTTTGATTGCCGTTAGTGCGTTAGAAATGCGGTCTGCCATAGTCTGTGCCGAGCCTGAAATGCGGTTTGTATTTTTTGAAAATACATTGGCGGAATTTTGGCTTGTTTTATTAACTGTACCGTCAAGGTCGCCAAACGCTTGCTTTGTGCAGATCAGCACACCCTGTGTTTCCTCTTGTGAATCAACAACAGCACCCGATGCTTTTTTCACATTCTTGTGTACTGATTCTGTTCCTGTTTGTGCCGCTGCCTCGAGCTCCTCCCAAGTAGTTATGCCGTCGTCTTTCAAAAGCGAGAGAACCGTATCATGTTCAAGTCCGTATTCCGATGACAGACGAAGATAAGCATTATAATCCTTAGTTTCACCGTTAATAGCCTTGAGAGAGCCGTAACATTTGTCTTGTTCATCAGTGTAGGCATTCACATTGTTTTGCAATTCCTGTAAAGCGTCACTTGCTTTCCAATACTCGTCAACCGACTCCTGCATATGCTCCATTGTATCGTTACCGCCATACAGCATATTAATTTGTCCGTTATCGCTGTAAATCAAATTTTTATATTCGTTTTTATCAAGCATTCCGTTATTGGCTTTTTCCAAAATAGCCTTTTTTGTTTTGACCCTATCGCCCTTTTGCTTAATTAATTCCTCTGTGTAATACTTAGCCTCCTTTTTGCTGAGAATAGAATTTTGATAGATATAATCCTCAAGTTCTTCTTTGATTTTGCCTGTATTATCCTCTTTCATTGCAGTTTCAAGCTGAATTTCAGCCTTTTTCTTTTCTGTTGTTAAATCGGAATACATAGAGCTTAAAGTCAGTTTCGCCTGAGCAATTTCCCATTTGTCTACAAGTTCGTCAAGATTTTTAGTGACGGTGTCTATGTTGTCATGAATAACTATATTGCCGTCAATTTCTTCAAATGTTATACTGTTCCAATGTTCGTCAAATCCATCCACTTTCTCAGAAAGCAAATCAACGATAGTTGTGTATTCGCCTTTTTCGCTCTCGTCAATAGTACCGTCTGCAATTATTTCTTCCAACCTGTCTTTTAGCTTGTCAACAGTATCAAAATCGACTTGTAAATCGAGCTTTGTATCGTTAATCTCGTTTATTTTGCTTGACATTTCATCAGACAAGGTCTGCCATTTGTCTGTAAGCTCTTGTGTTTTGTCAAGCTCATTTTTCAAAGAGGAATTGCTCCACTTTTCTTGATTGTAAACTTTAATTGCAGAAACCACCGCAGTTACAGCCGTTGCAATAGCCATAAAAGCAGCTGCGTAAGGGTGAGCCGTTATCGCAGTTTTAAGCGCAGAAAGGCTTTTCTTTATGTTTTCTATCGCAGACTTAAATTCCTTATACACCTTAAAGCCTTTAATAGCAGCCACCACTGTACCTATTGCAGCGGCAATGCCGGTGATAACAGAAATAGGAATTTTCTTTATTACACTTCCTAAAAACTTAAGTGCCTCAGACAAAGCGTTGACAACAGTCGGTACAGCTTTCTCAATCGTCCATTTTGCAAGCGGCAATAAAACATTCTTGTACGCTTGTTTTAGCTTATCTCCGCAAGCCTTGAGCAGATTTCTGAATCCCTCGGTCAAGCGTTCAACCGCCTGTGCAACGGGGTTAATGTCAAGGTCCTCAAGCCATTCGAGGCGGTCAGCTGACATTTCATCAAGCAGCCCTGTTATATCTTCGACAATGCCTAATATGCTCTCCCAAATTTTTCTGCCTGTATCGTTTTTCTCCCAAGCGTCTTTAATTTTGGTTCTGAGAGTTTCAGTATAGTTATTGCAGTTGCGGATAACCTCAAGTATATTGCTCCAAATTTTCTCGCCCTTACCGTCATTCCACACCTGCCTGAATGTATCGCCTACCGTATCCAAAAGCTCAACAAGGCTGTTCCATTTGTCGATAAACGATTGCACCACGCTGTCGCCTAAGCCTGCTTTGTCCCAAGCATTTGTAAAAGCCTCTGCAATATCACCAACTGTGCCTACAAAAGTGTTAATTAATGAGTTAATATTTCCAAGCACCTTTTCGCCTGTGCCGTTATTCCACACTTTTGCCCACGAATTTTTAATCGTTACGCAGGCGGTTTTTACCTTGTCAAGCGAATTTATAATATTGTCAATAGTCTTGCTTGTACGCCTGTCGCTGTCAAGCATAGATTGCTCAAGTGCATTTTGCATTGATTTGATTTCAGAACTTGACGCTTGCGTACTTGTGTCTGAGCTGTTGTCCGAGGTGTCGCTCATCACATTGAGTTCATCAAAGCCTGCAAGGTTTTTCTGCAAGTCTTCAGCTGCCTCCGATGTTTTTTCAATCTCAGAAGTAGAGCTGTCCGCTTGACTTGCAAGGTCTGACATATCGCTTACAGCTGAGCTTGTCGCATTGCTTGTTGCCGTAGAATAGCCGAACACCTGAGCTGTAAAGTCTTTAAATTTCTGTGCCGCAACGCTAAGTCTTGAGATAAACTGATTAATGCAATTAAGCAGCGGAGTAAAAGCATTTATCAAGCCTTGACCGATTGTAGCCTTGATACTGTCAAACTGCAGCTGTAAAATTCTCGTTTGATTTGCCCAACTGTTTTGCGTTCGGGTAAAGTCACCCGTTGCATTGCTCAACTGACCGAGTACAAAGTTATATCTAAGCGTTACCTTTTCTGCCTCAGTCATAGCAGATGTGGTCTTGCCCCATCCGTTTGCCATTGCGTAATTGTCAAGTGCGTTCTGCGTCATCACAATGCCAAGGTCTTTGAGCGTTTCTGTTTCACCGCTGAAAACAGATTTTAGTTTTGTGTATGCCTCATCTTGTGTGATGTTATAAAATGACGCCACATCGCCCGTAAGAGCAGTTAATGATGTGGACATATCAAATGCCTGCTGTTCTGTAAAGCCGAAAGCCTCCGCCATAGAGCCAAAAGTGCCGACATATTTTTTAGCCATAGTTTCAGACAAGCCGTAGGCTTTTTGTGCCGACTTTGCCCAATCGTCCACACTGGCAGACATATGACTAAAAGTAACATCAACTACATTCTGCACTTCTGCAAGGTCCGAGCCAAGCTCTATGCTTTCCTTGCCAAAGCTCACAACCGCCGCCGTACCGAAAGCGGTAAGCAGCGTTCTACCAATCATTTTCGCCTTGCTTTGCAGTCTGTCAACAGCCGTTCTGACTGTTGTAAGCGACTGCTTAGCTTTATTTGCACTCAAAGTCACTGCTTTCTGTACCTTTTCAGATATATTTTTTGAGCTGTCTGCAACATTTTTATCAATGCTTTTCAGCACATCAAGAACCTGTTTACTGTATAAATCAGTATTTTCTTTAATATTTTTGCCTGTTTTTTCTGTTTCTTGCTCAACCTCTGAATTTGTTTTTTTCACTTGCTGTGAAACAGAACTGTTTACTTTATCCCAAGCTGCCTGCATTGCCTCTGCTTGTGTCATTCCTGTTCGTTTCAGAATAGAAGCAATAGACATTGCTTTCGACTTTGCACTTCTCTCTGTATCAGCAATTATATTTTGTATCTGAGCGCCAATATCTGATGTGTTGTTTTTAACTTCATCAACTATTTTGTCGGCAGAATTTGACACTTGTTGAGTTGCATTTTGTGCAGTCTGAGCAGTAGTCTTAGCACCTGCCTGAGCCTTGCTCTGAGCCGCCTCGATAGCTTTATTGATTCTTGCAATATCGCTGTTAAGACCGCTTGTGTCGATTTTGGTATTAAAAATCAAACTGCCGTCAACCGCCATATAATCACATCCTTTCTGCATAAAAATAAGGGCGTTGCAAAAATGCTACACCCTTGGTATAAAAACAGCGCACACCCGAAGATGTACGCTGTAATTAGCTTATTTAGTTGTTATGAGTTCTTTGCTTCAAGTTTCTTTTGTGTTATACCTGCAATCGCAAGCTGTTCGTATGCCTTAGGGGCTGACAGGCTGTCCGGAACAGGTATTCCATATGTATCGCAAGTCAGTTTATCCATTTGAGCAATTTCAAGAGGTGTGCAACCTTTGTCTTTCATAATTGCACGCTGAATACGCAGATAATTAGCAACACCGTTAAGATACTTTACCGTATCCGGAGAAACAAATGCATTAACCGCTTCTTTTACTCTGAAATATGTTTCCTCGAGATTTTCAAACTGCTCCCACGCCTTGTCTGTATCAAGAATTTTGCAGTGGTGATTTGCTCCTCTTTCAGTCCACAAATATAAATGACTTGCTCGTTTCAACCACTCATCTTTAAGATGACTGGTCTTAAATTCTTTAAATTCTTCACCATCGAGATAAAAGTAATGCTTTCCCTCAACAAATTTACTTTTATTGCGGGAAAAATTGTTGCTGATATAACTTGTACTTGTTCCGTATGCCTCTGCAAGCATTGCAGTTGTAATAACTTTCTGTCCTTTGTATTCCATAGCTTTCATATCATTTAACCGCCTTTCTCATTTCAGCTTTTGCAGCTTTAATGCCTTGAGCATATCCAAATGCGAATGCATCGCAAATCATATCACATACACTTGAATTGGTACGATAAATTTCCGTAACGTTCTCGTAGCCCATATCATAATATGGATTAATAGTGTCACGAACACTTTTGATTACATTTTTTACATTCTTTACACAAGCCATAATAAAAACTCCTATCATAATTTTAATTTGACAGAAGTTCCGCTAAATGATATAATAGATTTCAGATAGAGATACTTCTGTCGGGATAGAACATTTGGGTTTTGGTCGTCAAACTGTACCCCATATGTTCTATTTTTTTATATCGCTTTCCAACTTTTGTATTCCTCGACTAATTGCTTCTGTTTTATTCACTTTTTCTTGTTCACAATATTTATCAAGCAGTGCTTTGTCTTTATCACTTATCCTTATACTTATTTTGTTTGGTCTTGGATTATCGGTTGGTCTGCCTGTTCTTGGTGACATCTAACTGCCCTCCTTTCTTTTGTCTGGCATAATTATATACTATTGTCGGGCAAAAGTCAATACCTATTTAAAAATAATTTGAAAAATTTTAGCCACCCCGTTTGGAGTGGCTTTTGTTGCGTTCTGCTTTGCTATTTATATCCGTATCTAAACTGCATACATTCACCGATTATTTTTGAGTATTTGGCTCTTATCGGCTTTATTATTTCTAATTCAGCAAGTTCATCATTAGTATAATATATTATTTTACCTTTATCTTCTGCTAATTTAGAAATCTTTTGAAATTCAACAGAATTAATTTCTTTCATATCAAAAAAAGCATATTTTGATTTAGGTGCGTATTCCGGCAAGTTTTTACAAATCCAATCGTATTGTAATTCAGTTTCTTTCTTTAGTTCGTCTAACCTCTTACCATACGGTTCGTACCATTCGTTAGCCTCACATTCTTTAACAAACATTTCATATATTTTCTTTTCCTTGTCTGTTCTATCATCTGTAAATGGACGATTGCTGTATTGTATAATATCAACAGGCTTATTTATAAATGTACTTACATTAAAGAAATCATCTTCTAAATCTAAATCAGAAATGGGAGTAAAACCAATACCTTGGCAAGTACAACCATATTCTCGTTCAAATTTAGGAAATCGTTTATCTTCACCTGATAAACTAAACACTCTGCCTCTTCGTTTAGCACATTCGGAACAACAACCTAAAAAATACCCTGCCTCAACTAAATCGGTTTCAAGTAACTTAGCATCTTCTAAATTCTTTTCTAATACTCTTTTATCAAGTTCTGCCCTTGTAATTAATTCGTCATCAACTTGCACTGGTTGCATTCTAAACCAAGATATAAAAGACATAAGATAATCACTCCTTTGTTACATAATATAACAAAGTTTGTGTATTGTCAACAATAATTTTGTGTAACACCTATACAAGATTGTTTATAAAATCTTCTTCGGCGTCAAGTTCTGCTTGCTGTTCGGGAGAGAGCTTTTCCTTGATGTCAACAAGCTCTTTGTGCTCATTGTAAAAATCACGCTCCCATTTTTCAAGCTTTTTGCCCTTAGCACGCTTGCCTCTTATGTTCATTACCTGCGAGAGCAAGCCGTCGCCTACCTCACTGAAATAGCCGAGAAAAGTCCACCAATGCAAATAATCCTTTGACCTTGTTTCAAAGCCTGCAACCTTGTTAAGTGCTGGGAAAATAATGCTTTCGTCATAGCTCCAATCAATAATTTTGACTGGAGCTTTTTTCGATTTCGGCACATCTCCGCCGTCAAGAAACCACAATGCCTTTTTGAGTGCCTCCTCAACATTCTTTGGAACTTCCTTGTATAAGCAATTCAAGCATACTGCCGCTTTTTCGCCGTAGGTTAGCTCTTTGTCGGCATAAGCCTCGAAAATCAAGAGAGCAATACGAAAATCAGAATTAATCTCGTACTGCTCTCCGTCTATTTCAAGGCTTGTAGGAAGTAATCCAATCACTTTGCAAGCCTCTTTGCTTGATTGAGGTACTTCTCAATATGCTTGCTCTGCTGAGCGTGTGCGTTTTCAATGTCACTTACGATGACCGGCACAACGCAGTTGAGAAAGTTCTCAAAAATCATACTGCCATCGTCACAGATTGAAAGGCAATTTACATCGCCAAACGCACCCTGACTTACACCTGCACCGAGAACATAGTCTATTTCTCGGCGGATTTCATTGTCAACATCAAGAAAAATTTCAAAGGTTACATCCTCGGGTTTCATATTCTTGTACTTCTGCACAAGCTCTTCTGTGCGTTCTGTCAGCTTGTTGAGTCGCTCAACGAGTGAGTAGTCTGTGGTGTTAATCTTGATTACTGTGTTTTCATCATTGTTGATTGCATATGTTTTTAGGGGTGTTTTAAAATTCAAACTCTGCATAGAATCACTCCTTACGCATTTTCGGTAAATGTCGGTACCTTATCTGAGATTGTCGCTGTACCCTGCTTTCTGTTGCCGTCAAATGTAACATTAAACGGAATGTTTACACCGCCCTGTGCACCGCCGTATGACTGCGGTTTAACGATGCAGTCCTCAATCCAAGCATCATAAGGGCCTGTTTTCTTGTCAATGAGCACTTCAAGAATTTTGGTTTTGCAGTCATCACCGGTAAGGCGGTTCATTGCAATATCCTTGATTTTCGGGTAAATGCTGTCACCTGTATTTGCGTAATATGTTCCTGCGTCAAGGGTAGGCTCGTAGCCATTGTCATTTACAGAGGTTTCATCAAGAATGTTCTTTACTGTGCTTGTGTCCGGACTAAGCTCGACCGACATATCGTCAATGTCCTTGCCGATAAGATACCACTTTGGACTTTCGCCTGTGCCAAAGCTCGCGTCAATAAAATGTAAAAGGTAACTTCTTTTGAGTTTACCGATATCGGGTGTTGATACTGCCATAATAATTCCTCACTTTCAATTTTCAATAGTGTATTGGGCGGTGATTTGCAATTGGTACTGCACACCGCCGTTGTTGTTTTCGTCAGGTATGCTGTAAAGCATTCCGTTTGAGCAAGTGAGTTTTTTAAGCTCACCGTATAAAATGTTGTCGCCGACTTCAACTTCTATGTCACCCTCTGCGTGCCGTTCAAGCCACATTTGCAGTTCAAGCAACATTCCACTGTTTACAAGTCGGTCATAGTCGTTGAGCGACTGACAGGTAGCGTACAGGATAAAGGTGTGATTGCGTGTTTGATTTCCTAAAATATCTTCCTTTACAAGCGTGTCGCCTGTTGGGGAAAGTCCAAAATCCTGTACCTTATTTGTTGAATAATCAATGTGCACAAGCTCGCCGATTTTCGGAAACTCCTGCACAACGGACCTTACAAGTTCGATTATATTCATTTTGCATTACTCCCAAGTCTTCTTGCCGCCGCTTGCAGAATATCCCTTTTGCGGTCGGCTTTCATTCGCTCAAACCACATTTTGCCCGCAAGCGGGTGCTTGTCCTTGCTGTACTGAATATCTCTGCCTGTCGGGTGTTTTTTCTTGCCTTTAGGACTTCGCCAACCGATTATAATGCCGTCACCGCTATAGTGTCCGAATACGATATGCTCCGTACCGTCTTTTTCTCGCACGATAGGATAGTTAGGACCATACACCTTGCCATAGTAAAGATACCTTGCATAAGGTGTAACCTGTTTGATTTCTCCACTGCCTATAACGGTATGTATAGTTGCTGAATTTTCGAGTACGCCGATTTTAAAAGGTGTGTACGGCTTCATCAGCTTAATGCAATCCTCGTCAACCTCTTTTTGAGCAAGTAACAGGTTATTATTCAGATTGCCTGCAAAGTTCTTGCTCCACTTGAGAGAAAGAGTGCCGCTAACATCTGTCGGCTGATTTACATTAAAAAGCATTTAATCACCTCGCAGATACTTTGATGTGCTGTAAATCCGCAGGGCCGTAAAGCAAACGGTCAATACTCATTACTGTGTGAATTTCGTATTTGTCACGCAAGGATTTTAGGCTCTCTGATACGCTCCTGTCGCTTGAATTATCAAAGATAAAATTACACTCACCTTTTACAATAATGTCTTGAGAGGGGGACAGAGGGGATATATCAGCGTTTGGAAACAGACCGTTGCTCGGAAATAAAAAATCATTCGGAGCAAGAACAAGCGCATTTAACGGAATGTATATAGCTATTCCGTCAGCGTTCTGCATTCCGCTTTTAAGTACATTAGCGGCTTTGCACTCCTGCCAATGGCAATGCGGAATAATAAGCCTGTCAAAGCCTTTGCCGTTAAATCTGTAAAGGGTCAGCATAGTATCCGTAAACATAATCAAACACCTCTGTACAAAAGGTCTGTGTCTGCAAGATACTTATATACTGCGGATTTAACACATCGTGTAAGTTGCTTTTTGCGAACCTCACAGCTTTCATACGAGCGTGACACATCTCCGACTTTTTCTGATGTTATGCCCTCACTGCCGCTCATATTATCGGCTTTATACATCAGCTCTGCGACCTCACAGCAACAAAGTTTCACAGGCTCGATTATATCCTTTGTATCGTCGATATTTGAGCCTGTGTAAGCATTAATAATAAGCGTTGCCTCTCTTGCATAGTAGGCAAAAGCGGAGGTAATGACCGCTTTTCTGCCACATAGATATACGGATTTATAATAATTTTCGTCAGCGTAAGCGGTCATACTTCACACTCCTTTAAGACTTAACCGCTGTGTGACAGTAAATACCGGCGGTCTTGTTTTCGTACACATCTGCAATGCCTACCATTCTGTAACCGAACTTGTAACCGTCCGAATCCTGATTCACAGCAGGTTCGATGACCTTGGTATCAAGGTGCTTTGTAAACTGAATAAGCGCAGGCTTATGAATAATCATAAAGTTGATGTTTGAGGCGGCAGTGGCTTTCTGATAGCCGCCCTTGGTCTTGCCGCTTGATGTGCCGTCAAGCTGTTCAATCGCTGTATAAAAGCGTGTCTGCGGCACTGTGATAATCTTAGCAAATCTGCTGAGAACCTCTCTTGACTTTGTTGTGTCCAAATCCTGCACAAGTCCGTAAAGAGTTGGTGTAATGTAAAGGTAACGCTGCTCGTACGGAACTTCGTCCTCGTCCATCTGAGTAGTACCCTTGCGGAGTGCCTCGATTACTGCCGCACCTGTGGTAAGGTTTGCAGGTGTGGCAGAGGTAATACCTGCGTGACTTGCGTATGCAGCAAAGCGAAATGCGTCAAGCTCCGGCACAACCTTGGTGCGGATAAATTCGCCCGAAAGTCTGCCGAACGCAACGCCTGCGGTTTCTACATTGTCCATTGTATCAACAGTAAACATTCTGCCACGGTCGAAGTTACATTTAACCGTTTCGTTAGTAAGGGTAACATCGCCGCCAACATATCCGCTGTTACGGGAATAATTTGCAAGTCCGTCCATTGAAATCATTGGAATAATAAGTTCATTGGAGTTTGCGCCCGCTGTCGCAAGGTCGGACGCACCGTCAAGTTCGCTTGTAAGTGAACTCTGCTTGTAAACCTCGTCAAGCAAAGTAGTGTAAGTTTTAAAAAGTGCAATAGAATTTGCCATAAATTTTCACCTCATTAATTATTTTTCGTCTGTACTAAGTCCCATTGCCGCCCTCATACTTGCGAGCGGATTAGACTTAATGCCTGCATTTCCTGTATTTTTCACAGGATTTTGGAAAGGCTCGTCCGAGCCGAACATATAGCCGTTTTCGGATTTCACGCTTTCAAGAGCCTTAGTAATATCGTCTGCCTGATTTTTTGATGTTTTAAGACTGTCAAGGTCAAGCAAAGCCTTAACCGCCGTTGCGTTTCTCGCACCGCTCTTTGAAATAGCACCGTCAAGTACAGCGTTAAACTCCATATCCGCAATTTTTGTTTGATACTCGGTTTCTTTGTCTTTAAGGCTTATGTTCAGTTTTGCAATCTCGCTTTTAAGATTTTCGACATCTACGCCCTCAAACTCTTTAAGTGCTGTCTGTGCTGTTTCAAGCTGTGATTTGTAATTATCTCTTGCGGTTGTGATTTTTTCAACCTCTGCAACAGTCTTGTAATTTGCAAGCACCGCCTTGTCAAAATCCGCTTTTTTCTCTTCGGGTACGGTAATGCCGATTTCAGAGAGAAGTGTGTGTATGTTCTTCATAATAAAAATCCTTTCTGCATAGCTTGTATTCCGCTTTGCCTGCGGTAGAAATTCAGCCGTATAAACCTACGGCATGGTAAAATAAAAGCACCTGTGCAGTCACAACACAAGTGCTTAATCAGCAATATTTTTATTTTTGGTATCCTGTACAGCAACCACAAAACCTCTGTCAATAAGGCTTTTCGCTCGGTCTTTGGTACATTCAAAGACTTCATTGACAGGTCTGTTGATAAGACCGTTCATTTTATCGTTAAACGACACAACTACTTTTACTTTCATTTTGTCACCGCCTTTCTGATTTTGGGTATTAAAAAAGCACTCAATCTGATTGATTAAGTGCTAATCTCTGTATTAAATTCACGCATAACAAAACCGCCCACAAGGAGCGGTTAGTCTTCTTCCAAGTAGTCAAATTCACTCGACATTGAGCGTTCTTTTTCTTCGTCTGTTAATGTAGAAAGAAATTCTTCCATACATTTTATTTGCAATTCAATAGGTCCGTCGATAATTGCGTTTCTTGATTTATTTTCTTCCACTCCAAATCACCCCAGCTTTTGATTTATTTAGCAAAGTTTTAACAAATCTATCTTTTTCCTCATCGGTTTCCTTAACCACTATCTTCTTATACAATCTATTACACTCAAGAGCAAATCTATTGTTGTCAAAATCATCGGTTTTAGTTAAATATTCAACTGTGCCGTTGTTTTTTACAATAGTAATTGTTCTAACATTTTTATTTGCAAATACATCCAAATCGTTCATAGAATAACTACTGTTTCTCGGATGATTATGTAAAATAGTTAAATTTTTTCCTTTTGTCTCCAAGTATGTGCCAAAGTCAATTTTTTCATCAGAACCTGTAAATGGTTTATAGTCAACCAATCCGTCGCGAAAAACAAATGCAACTTCTTTATTGTCATTTTGTTCTTTTGAAAATTTCAAAAGTTCCTTATGTTGTTTTTGAATTTCAACCCTTTGTTCTTCAGAATATCCGGCAATATCAACTTTCGGCACTCGCTCGATAGCTTTATCTGTTATTGGCGTAATAGGCTTTTTATTTTCCTCTTTTATTATACCACTACCGCCCGATTTTTCAACACCGAATTTACCTTTAAAGGTATGATTTTCTGTGTTTTTAATCGGCAAAGAAGTAGTTTTTATTCCGCCTATCGGTGAACTGGCTTTTTTAGGCTTTGTAATACCCTCAACGCTGCTGCCGCCAACCGTTACCCTGTCCCATTGTTGAGAAAGTCCGACGCTTTTTGAGAAGTTCACATATTCATCGGAAGTTTTTACATATCTTGCACGAGCGTTAATTATTGCTTGCTCGTCAGCCCCGCCTTCTTCAAGCAATTTTATTTTCTGCCTTTGTGCCCGCATTGTGGTTTCAAGTCTGCGCTGTCTTTGGGTTGCCTCGTACTTTGTGTATGTCTTGCCGTTGTATTCTACAGGCTTGTTTTCCTCTGCGTTCATCTTGTCGAGCTGTTCATCTGTGTATGTGCGTGGAGTTATGCCGGGAGTGAAAGGCGAATATGAGTGATAGCAGTTTGCGCCGCAAAGTCCTGTTACCGTGCCAAGTCCGCACACACTCTCAAGTTCTTCTTTGCTGTAAACTCTGCCTTGCCATACCTGATGGCTCGGCCTTGCTCCGCTGTGCCACGATACCTCAAAGTAATTTGTGCCGAGTTTTTCGGCGTTTTCCTCATTGATTTTGCCCACAACCTGATTCAGTCCTGTTGACACCGCACGCCTTGCCGCAGCGGTAACTCTATTGCTGTGACCGCTTGCATAGTCAACCGTACGCAATCCGCTGTTTGTCATTTCGGTTACGGTTTTTTCGAGTACGGTATTATAATCACTCGCACCGCTTGCAATTTCCGTGACGGCTTTATCAAGTGTTTCTTGATAATAGTCTGAAACGGGAGTAAAGCCCAAACTACCGTCAGGCTGTCGCTTTGCAAAGCCCATTGACTGTGTAATGTTTTTACATTCGTTTTGTGTCTGCTCTTGTACGGCCCTCACAAATTGCTGTAGTGGCTCGTTTTCTGAATATGGTATAAACTCCTTGCCTTGTTCAATAAAAGCGCTCTCCGCCTCGTTATATCCGCTTTCCGTTATATTTGTAAAGATGTTTTCAACTTCTTTATCGCTAAGGTTAAGTGTCCTTGCGACAATGTCTTTGATTCGCTTTTTGCTTGTACCTAAATCGTATAATCTGCTCATTTTATAGCCTGTTGACGGTATAATCTCCGCAGCTTCAAGTAACATTCTTACTATTTCCGTCATTATGCTCATTTGCAGGCTGCCAAAAATTTGCTCGAGCGCAATCGGGATTGCCTCTGTAACTTCGGGAGTAAACATCAGTCAACAACCTCCGAAGACTGCGGCAGGTTCTTTTTTGCTGTCTTTTCGTCCTCTCCGTACCATTTCATACGATACTCATCAGGTCGCATAATTCCAAGACTCAAGTCCTGAATATCCTGTGTGCGTTCGGTCTGTTCATCGGTGAGAATACTGTCCTTAAAGTCACAAACGAATGTGTAACCGCTTGTTGTCAGCGAATTGTAAAAGGCGAGAGCATACACCAAATCGTCAAGACAATATTTAAGCTGTTTCTGAATTGCAGATACTGTGTTGTACTTTCTGCCCTTTGCCGACTTAATCTCCGTAGCAGTCTTTGCAACTGTTTCAGGGTTTGAAAGGTCACCGTATGCAAGACCGACTGAAAATTCAAGTCTGCGAAGATATGTATTTAGCCCGTCGGTAATATCAGATTGACGAATTGCAGGAGAAAAATCTTTGAACAATTCATTATCTCCGAGGTCAACATCTACAGCTTTGTAAAGCCTTTTGTTGAGTTTTTCAGTACCCTCTTTCTTGAAAGCTGCGGCATCAACATGTATTGCCCTTTCGCCGCTCTCAAACTCCCAATCAAGTCTGCCAAATTGTGTGTCTATTTTACGAATAAGATTTATGTCATTTGCGTAGACAGAAACACCGCAAGATGAGCCGTCAATCGTGTTTTTAATCGGTGTGCGAAAATAACCGAAAGCAGGGCGGAGCATTGCAGGGTATGTAACAGCATTCGGCAGGCTTGCCCACTCGTCAACTGCCGCAAGCGGAATTTCTCTTCCGAGTTGCCCCTCACTTGCAGACACATAAGCAGTGTTGGTAATTGTCAATCCCTTTTCGGTATCAAGGCTGTGATACTCAAGCCTTGTGTAATAGTTGTCGCCGATTTTCTTAAATTCAGGAAAGATAACTTTTACAAGCCTATGCCTTGCGTCAAATTCAATCGGTACAAAGGCATTTGCGGAAATATACTGCACCTTGTCGCCGCCTAACGGTTTAATCACCATTGCGCCTGTTGCAAGTCCCGACTGCAATTCGGAGTTAAGGTCTTCCGTTGCGGTTTCAAAGATTTTCTGCAATTTGTCATTGCTTACGCTTGCGGTCATTTCGTTAAGCGTGATGTTTGCAAACTCTCTTGTAATCGCCTGCTCAAGCCTTAAACTTATAACGCTGTCGGAAAGCCAAAAAGCCTGCCCCGCAAAGCATTTCTGCCACATTTCAATGCTTTGCATCATATCATCCGTAATCGCAAGTTTAACGCCCAAAGCCTGTTTAATATCCTTTAGAGGGAACATTCTCTGCCACACTCCTTTCAAAAAATTTATGAATTGCATTTCACACCGCCCTTATAAATCTTTTTATATCCCGTTCAAATGTGTATTCAAAACTGTCGAGGCTATCGATGTCGGTTGAACCGTCGTCAAGTCTTTCGTCAACAAGTTTTTTATCATTCCATACAGCCTCACAAAGAGCCGTTTTCAGCGTGTCGCAGCCGTCAGTGTAAAAGAACCTGCCTGCACCCATAAGCCGCAAGGTGCATTGAATACGGTCTTGTACAGGACATTTGCGTGCCGGTCTGACTATCGTATTTGGAAAATGCTCCTCAAACGCTCTTTTAATTCCTCGACCGAGTACAGTTTCGGCATTATCCCAATACACAAAGTCCACAACACCGCATAAATCAAAAACAGACTGTGCAAAATTAATTGCCAGCCTGTCAATATCGTTTCCGTCGTATTCACCGAAGTGTCGTTCGCTTTTCAACGCTATTAAATTATTGTAGCCTCTTGTCTTTGCCGTTGCCACAAATGCGTGGCCCGATTTATTGCCGCCAAAGTCAATGCCGATTGTTACTTCTTCAAGTTCCGATTTCAAAAACTGCCTGTACGGTAAATCCGTGTTGATTTTGTCTGTAATTTGACAGTAAAATTTTTTGGGATTATCGGCAAATCTGCGGTAAATCGCACCCTCTGCACGCACCCATTTCCCGAGTATAAGGCGGTCATAAAAAATAGTACCCTCGTACTCATTGCAGAGATTTTTTACAAACTCCTCGGATAAGAATTTATTATCGAAAATTGTGTATTCCTGCAAATAAATATCTGCGTCACTGTCAATAAACTTTTTCAGCCAATGCGTAGGGTGTTCGGGGTTTAAGCTGCCGTCAAAGCACGAATAAGGCTTGTCAAGTCGGGATTTGAGCATATTGAAAACATCTTCGTTCCACTTTGCAACCTCATCACCGTAAATATATTTTGCCGACGCACCCTGAATTTTAGCAACCTGACTGACCTTTTCCGCACCCAAACAGTACACATCTTCACCGCACACTTTTGCAATGTTTCGGCTGTTAATCGTACCGACAACATCAGAGGTGTAACGCTCTCGCATAGGCTGCAATACATTTCGCTCAATGGTTTCTTTTGACACGCCTATGATAAAGCACAAACCGTCCTTACCGATTCGCTCTCGAATACGCATAGGCACAATACAGGTGACATCAACAAAACTTTTGCCCGAACGCACCGCACCGCTTTTTATGTTCCAACGATGTGTAGCGTTTGCGATATATTCTTTTTGTTTAATCGTGTACGGCATTGTTTGTGCTCCTTTCTGCGTCATATTTGATTTCTTTCAAAATGCTGTCGAGCTTGTCGAGTGCGGTCTTGTCGGTTTCCTCTTTTTGCTTATCCCGCCACTTGTCGGGGCGACGGTTTTTCAGCCAAAATATTTGTGCAGTAGTGTTGCCCTCAAGAGCAGAGGACAACAAAGCATTTTCAACTTCATAGTCCACAACCTCTTTGCCTTTTTTTAGGGACTGCGAAATCTGCGGATATTTTTCTTTCCATTCATAAAGTGTTCTTTCGCCTATGCCTATATTCTTAGCTATCTGCTCATCGGTCAAGCCGTCCCTTGCCCAACCCTCAAGCAGTAATAAATTATCTTCTTTAAGCCATTTTTCATACTTTCCTTTTGCCACCGTCACCACCTCTCTTTATGTAAAATAAGCAAAAGAAAAGAGAGTACTAAATGCACTCTCCATTAATCAGTATTAAGCGTTAAAGCATTAATTCTGTCATTCGTTAAAGCATTAATTCTGTCATTCAATTCCATCAGTGTATTTTTCACATTTAGATAGTCTTTAGGTGTAAAAGATTTATCGTTCCTATTATGAAGCATCACATTGTTTGCTCTCGATAATCTTTGATAACATGAAACAAGTAAATCAAGATCATCTGGATAATTCCCCAATGCATCTTTGCATTCCATAACCAGCCGTGCAAAACTACGTTTATTGAGGCCACAATTTAATTCATCGCTTACATTTTGCGTATTAGAAAGCAGTCTTATTGAGTCTTCCATAGCATCTAACTTTGAATATATTGATTTCATCATAATTCTATCGAAAACGACCTCATCAACTTTGGAATTATCCACTTTTGCATTTTCTAAATTGACTATGTTCATTAACGAAAATGAACCATTTTTATAAGTTTCCTTTATCGCATTAGCAATATCATCTTTTGCCTTCATAACATTTTCGTACAATCTATCTTTCTTATAAAAAACAGTATTAATTCCTGCTACATCAAAAATTTTATCAGTAGCATCATCCTGTATCAAAACTACTTTTTTACCATAGGCTTGTCGAATTCCTAATTCATACATAACATTCGGATTTCTTGAACTTAAATCACAAATTGCCATATCACATTCAACTAAATTTTTCAAAATTTTTTGCATTATCGAATCACATATTTGATCGCTATCTGCTCTTATAGGTTCAAATCCTGCTTTTTGGACAGCAGGAACAATTATCTGTCCGTATATTTTATCAAAATGACCTGCAGGATATTTTGGCTGGTCTGATATAGGCATTATAACAAAACAGGTTTTTGCCTTATTTTCTTCGCTCATATGCAACTCTCCTTAGTTGTAATATATCACTAATCTATCATATTATTTGACACAATTCAACAGATTTTACATTTTTCTGTAAACCGCACAATTAAGAAAGTAATTATTTGTATAAAATAACCACACACAACACAGACCGCCCTCAAATGAGAGCGGTCTGCCGTTATTTTTGAAAAAGGAGAACTACAAAATGCCTCTTATTATCGATTTCTTCATTTTATATTATATCACCCTTAGAACGGAAAAACGGACAAATTTACCAATGGTGGCGGTTGCACATTTTTCTTATGTTATCCGGTGTATTTATTCCGCCTGTATCAACTGCTATCTTCGCCCAGCTGTATCGCAGGCTAAGGTGCATAAATAAGCAGTTCTCCACAAAATCGTCACGAGATAGGCTGTTGAGTGCTGCGTTTCGGCGGATTTCAAGGTTTTGTATCTCCCTTTGAATATCTGCAATCTGCACCACCGCATTGCCGACCTTGTCAGATGTTTGACCTGCACTCGGTAAATCCGACAGCTTAGGCGATGTATTGTCAGCCTCGGCGGCTATGCGTGCAATCTTAGCTTTTAACCTCGTAATTTCTCGGTTTATGTCTTTGATTTCTTTTGCGGTCATTCTTCTACCTCACTTTCAAGCCATTTTTTGACTGCGTATACGCAATCTATTCTAAGATTGTTAGATGTACAATGCGGTGCATAAAAACTTTGATGTGAACAATGGTTGCAGTATGTAAAATGATTTTCACTTGCATCAAGCAACATTTCCGCCATATTCTCAACGCTCATTGACTTGATTTTCTCGTAATTAGTCATTGATTTTGCTCCAATCTAACTTCTGTCCACAATGGTAGCAGTAATTTAATATGCCTTTTCCTGTAAAAGCCTTTCCGCAGTTTGGACATTCATATGCCTGCACATAGCGGATTACCTGTTCATCAGATTCAATAGGCTTTCTCGGTTGACTCAAATTTAATATTTTTTCAAAATCGTTGTAATCTTCTTCGGTTTCGCATCTAATTTCAACGGTCTTATATGGCTGTTTAGCAAGTTCAAATTGTTTTGTATCTTCGTTAAAAATTAAGTCCATAGTTTTATTTCACTCCTTTCAGCAGTTCCGGATTGTCATAGATGTTGCCGATAGTAACGGAGCGTTCGCAAAAGAATAAATCTAAATCGTCAACCACATTAGAGCTTGCTTCTCTTACTACCCATTTTCCGCCAAACCACAGAACTTCATAATTAGTAAGTCCACCGTCTGTATCACAAAAACTACAAATATCGCCCTCAAAAATTTTCGTGCCATTCTTATCTTTCATTCCTGTGTACTGTCCGACTGTATCTGCGTAAACGGGATATTTTTCTACTGTAGGCTTTTGCTGATAAATCATTGCAAAATCACCCTCACCATTTTGTGGGAAAATACCGCCGTAAACCCAATTGCTTTTTATTTTTTCACCATTCAATCTGACTTTTTCGCCATATCTGCGAGTTTGACCTCTGAATAATATTTCTCTCATAATATCCTCCTTAAATTCTTCCAAGCCTTTCGAGTGCCGTATATTCTCCATAGCTTAAGTGTGTGCCGTGTCGCTTATTATACAAATTGATTTTCTTGCATTTTTCTTCAAGTGTATCGGGTTTATTGTAATTGCGTGTGGCTGTTTTTCTTAATTTGCTGTTTTTGATAATTTCTCTGTGCTGTTGTTTTCTCATTTCAACACCGCACTCGGTGCAGTATTTTTGATTTGCACTTCTTTTTTCAAATGCTTGCATACATAATTCGCAGATTGCCTGTTGTTTCATTGTTTCATCTCCCTTGCCTTTTCGCTTATTCTTTTAACAAATCCGTTCTCGTTTGTTAATAACTCTATTGTCTGCAATGCAAGGCTTAGCATTTCGTCTTTGGTTGCCGCCTGCTTGTACATCTTGCGAACGAGATCGGCGGATTTCTTTATATTGTCCTGTATTCTCGTACACAGTCTTAAATACTCCTCGCCCTCATCGTGGTACTGTCTGTACTCACTCTGCAATTCCTGTTGAAGTTTCAGGCAAGTAATCATATCCCACCCCTTGTGGCGGTTGTTGTAACCGAGTTTTGCAAGTTTTGAAAAGTATTTGTATTCGGCAGGCGGATAGTCGGTATAATCAAGCTGACCGTCAATAGCTTTATCCTCAAGCTGTTCAAATACCTGTGGATTGCTGAAATCATATTTTTTCATAATATACCTCTTTCGGAGGGTAGTGGAGGGTTTGGGGCATTTTTAAAGAACCCTTTATATATAATAATATTATTCATTTTTTCTTATACGAAAGGTTATAAAACCCCTCAAACCCTCCACCACCCTCCACCTCAACATTCTTTAAAAAGTGAAATGCCGTTGAAAAAGTTATAGTTTTTGCCTCTTACTTTTTCAAATCGTTTGGCAAGTTCGGTGCTGAACTTGGTATTTGACATACAATATTCGTTGTTGCTGTCTGCCCACGATACATAGGCGGCATACAGTGTACTCGCCTGTACAGTGCCCTCAAGAGTACATTTATCCTCGATAAAAGCAGAAATAACATCCATTTCACGCCTGTACTCTCTCACGCTCTTTAATACAGCTGCGGGCATTTGCAGGCCCTCTCTCTGCCACATCAGACAGCCGTCAATGCACCATTTAAAAATCCCTGTCATCTCCGCCTTTAGCTTATGCGTAAGGTTCTTATCTACCTTGTCCTCGGGTATCTGCACATCGAACGGTATCATATGTATTCTTCGCCAAATGCCTGTGTCTGTACCTCTGATAATAGGTTTATGGTTTGTCGCCATCCATAATTTGAACTCGGGTTTAAACTCAAATTCCTCACTGTACAGCTTTCTTGCTGTTACTGTATCGTCACCGGTAAGTTGCTTTAAAAGTCCCTCATTCAGCCGCACACCCTCATTTGGCTCTACCGATGTAACAAGTCTTGCGCCCTTTAATCGTGCAATGTCGCTGTTTATCGCATTGCTCTGCGAGCTTTTCACCATAATGGTTTCGGGCTGAATATTCGCCGCATAATCGCCGAAAACATCTCTTATTACATCAATAAAAGTACTCTTGCCGTTTCGACCTGTACCGTAAAGAAAAAATGCACATTGTTCCGCCGTTGAGCCTGTCAGACTGTAGCCTACCGCCTTTTGAATGTATCTGATTAAGTCCTTGTCGCCTGCAAAAATATCGTTAAGGAACGCAAGCCAACGAGGGCAGTCGGCAGCTTCGGCGCAATCGACCGAAGTAATCTTTGTAAAGTAATATTCGGGGTTATGTGCCTTTACATCGCCGTTTTTCAGATTAATAATTCCGCTTGGCGTGTTGAGTGCCATTTTGTATCTGTCCATTTGTATCGGCAAAATCGGAAGATGATGTTCAATTTCGTTGAGCATTGCTTTTTTTGACTTATTTGAACGGCTTGATTTTATATGCTTTTCAAATGCTTTCGCCATATCTCCGCCGCTCTCTTCATCAGCCTGCAAGTAAAGCTTTGCCTCGGCTTTCATAGCCTCAACGCACTTATCTGCCATTCTTAAGATAACACCGAGATTGTCAACGCTCCACCTCATTGAATTATAAAAATACCATTTCTTTTCCGTATAGCAGTAGCGAACATTTTCGCCAAACAGGTCAACAAACCTTTCTGCGTTGCCCATATCGTCAAATGTATATGCACGCATTTTTTCTTCGTCGACAGTCTGAATAACCTTGCCGTTGCCTATTGAAATCGAATAATCGTTTTGTTTTTTAGGGTTATAGGTCTGACTGCAGCCGGATATTGCTTTCTGCAGGGTGATTACTCCGTATGTAGTGCCTGACTGCTTTCTGTCCCACTTGTCACGCATTAACCCAGATTGGCGGAAAATTGCGTCCATTTTTTCGGCATCGCAACCGCACCAAAAGGCAAGCATATTGCAAAATGCCATATCCGCCTCGCTCTGCGACGCATAAGCCGAAAAGTCACCGCTGTACAGAGCCTTGAAAAGGCTGCCGTTCTTAGCACTGCAGGCGGCTCTGACGATGTCATCAACGGAATTTAAATTGACCGTAATATTCTGCCTGTTCGGCTTAGGTTCTGCCGTCTTGCCGAGATATTTGGAGTGCAACGGCTTAACACTCTCGGTACAATCGTTGATGTATCCGTATTCCGAGCAGTAGTTTCCTGTCACAACGAAAAATCTGCCGTTCTCATACATTTCAAAACCGCCCGAATCATTCTTTGCCTTTCTTCTGCCCTCGGGAAGAGTTCCCTTGCAGATTATATGAACGCCTGTTTTGCTCTGTGAAAATTCTGTGTAGCTCTGTAAAGTGTTCACAAACTCGCTGATTATGTTGTCAGTTCCGCCGTTTTTGTAATCCTGAATGTCATTCGGCATATCGTCAAGGTCAACACCGAAGAACGGCGAATTTGAGAACATAAAGCCTATGCCCGAATACTTGCCCGACTGCCTGACAGCGGTTTCAAAATCCGACCAAGTGTCCGAGTTATTCGGCATTGCAAAGCCACCCGTTCTTGGATTTATCGGCTTCTTTGAAATGCCGCTGTGCGACTTCGGGTCAGGGTATGCCTGCCAACACACCCAATTTTTATAGCCTTTTAATTCCTGCGGAATTGCACTGTATTTATCGTTAAAATTTGTAAATCCCATATTTTATACCTCCTTATGGATTCTTATGAATTTCATATGTACCGACTTAAAATTCAAAAGTTGCATAAATTAGTGCAATTTCCGTAAAATTTTCTGAATTAAAACGGTAAATCATCATCAAGCGGCATATCCGTAAAGCCTTGATTTGTCGGCTGTGCAGATGCATAGCTTTGCTGTGGCTGTGCATAGGCTGTAGCTGTATTGGTTGTCGTCTGCTTTGAAATATGCTTTACAGTCGGATATTTTGTAGGATTTCTCCAGCTTACTCGCTCCTGTGTTTTTCCGTTGTATTCTTCGTGCTTTATAGTTACACGCATCGGCTTATTGACAAGCTCACCGCAGAACTGCTCAAGGCTGTCGTACTCCTTGCCATCGGGAAGTCCTGCCGCCTTGCCGAGTGCCATAATCTGACCATAGCTGTATCCCTTGACCTGCAAGTCTGCGTTTGTAGGCTCTTTCTTCTTCCACAATGTATCAAATATATATCCGTTTTTATAGTTCTGCTCAACATCATTTCGGATTACCATTGAGATGTTCAGATTTTCTTTGCCATTCTTTGTTACTCTCTCCTCAACCTTAGCTATAAGGCACTCGTAATCACCTTCAGGCTTGATTGAGCTGCCCTGTGTTGCTTCGTTCCAGTTTGATTTAAAACCCATGATTATTCCTCCAAAATTAATTTAATTGCTTCATTGGCACTTCTGCATATTCCTGCTACCGCACCGTTGAATTTCATCATCTGTAAAAAGTTATGCTGCTTTTCGGTTGCTCTGCCTTTTGCTGTTTTAACCTCAATGAATACCGCCTTGCCGTCTGATTTTCTGACACCGAATAAATCAGAAAACCCCGGTGGTACACCTGTGCTGAAATATCGTCCGTCCTTTGTGTAACCCTGTCCGACATTGATACGAAAAATATCGCAGTACGGTGCAATTGCAAGGCGGATTTCATTCTGTATAGCGTGTTCTTCTGTCAAGCTATCAATCCTCTCTTTCGTGCTTGATAATACGCCCAGCCGGGCTTATAGCCGTGTGTTTTTGCGTAAACGAGTAAATCGTTGTAGCTGCCGCAATCAGATGGTGAACTGAAATCGAGCTTAAAGCCCTCAACCTTTATAAGCTCTGCGGCAGTATCAAAATCAACCTTTCGCTCTGCTGTCGGAAATTCATATCCGCATCGAGGGCATACGGCTTTCTGCCCCGGTGGTGGTGCAGAGAATGTAAAAAAACATTTGGGGCATTGCTTGACCTTTGTTGCCTGCTCGTCCTCAAGTTTTTTAACACTCTTTTTCTCTCGTTTTTCAAGTGACCACACTCTGTCATCGTCAGGCATTCCGTGTCTTGCATAGTTGCCCACATGGTCAATGATTACCGCCCTTTTGTTCGGTCTGTATCGCATACATCGCATTGACTGCTGAATGTAAAGCGTAAGGCTGTGAGTAGGTCGGAGCAGAATTGTACATTCGCAGTCGGGAACATCAAAGCCTTCTGAAATCAAATCCACATTGCAAAGAATTGTAATTTTTCCGCTGCGAAACTCGTTTATAATCTGTTCTCTCTGCGCCTTTGGAGTTGCTCCGTCAATATGCCTTGCGGATATACCCGCTTCGCAAAATGCCTGTGCTGTTGCCATACTGTGTTTGACAGTTGAACAATAGCACACCGCTTTTTTGCCGTCTGCAAGCTGTCTGTAATACTTGATTACATCTCCGAAAACTGTATTTTTAATCATTGCTTTTTCTATCTCGGAGGCAACATATTCGCCCATTTTGGTGTGCAGTCCTGTAAGGTCGGCAACACTCGGAGCATAGTAATCATATGGGGCAAGGCAGTTATGCTCAATGAGCCATTTTGTACTCACCCCTACTATGAGCTTATCGTTGACATCACCCAAGCCGTCACCGTTTAGACGGATAGGTGTGGCGGTTACTCCGACCCTCGGCACATCTGAAAAATATTCATAAATGCGTTTGTAGCTTTGTGCAAGGCTGTGATGATTTTCGTCCGTAATGATTAACGCAGGCTTAGGAAGTTTTTTAAGCCTGCGTGTAAAGGTTTGTACCATACCAATCTGACATAAATCCATAAGCACACCCCAGCGGACAAAGGTTCTGAATATCTGGTCAACAAGCTCTCTCCTGTGAACAAGGAACAGTACCCGTTTACCGTTCCAAGTTGTTCGTCTTGCAATTTCTGCGACAATGCAGGACTTTCCGCCACCGCACCCAAGGACAATGCAAGGAGCTTTGTAACCCTCTCGCCAAGCTTGTCTTACCTGTTCAACAAGGTCATTCTGATACGGTCGAAGCTGCATTTCCGGCACCCTCTCTCTGCTTTTCCTGTTTCTTCTGCTTTATCAGCTTTGCGACACATTGCATACAGAGCTGTCTGCCGTAATTTTTGGTTGTGCCGTCAATGATCTGCTTAACGGTGCGTTTACCGTCAGAAAGTATCGGTGCTTTGCACTCATCACAATACTGTTCGGGTTGCATTGAATAGTATGTTCTCAATGCTTCATCAACAATTTTAAGGTCATTTGATATGTACATTGAATCAAACAAGCCTATCGGACTTTTGCAAGTGTCGTTACCGTCTGTTTGTGTTGCAAAAAGATACTTGCCGTCAACAACAACCGTTTTCAAAACTGTGGTAAACATTCCCTCAACCGAGATTTTTTCGTCAAGCAGCTTACCGATTGTTTTAGCTTTTTGTCTGCCGTTTTCGTCGGTATCAATATGACTTAAAAAATAAACAATTGTATCGCTTGGTAGAGTTTCAATCTCTTTTACAAGTTCCCAAAAATTTTTACCGATATCGGTAAACTTTTGAAAGCCTGTTTCCTTGGCTCTTCTCATATACTCGTTAGCCATGAGATACTGTGCGTCATCAATTGCAATCGACTTACATTTCTGCTTTTTGATAAAGTCCTCAATATCAATGTAGTTATCAGAGTTGATTGATGAAGTAAATTTTGTTCTGAACGGGAGTGATTTTCCATTCACATTCACAAGAGCAAGTTCATTTGCTTTGAAATTTCTTAAAGAGGCAGATTTTCCGCTGCCTGAATATCCTAAAACCAATATAGGTAATCCCATAAATAACACCTCACTTAATACTTAATGACTGCTTGGCTTCCATATGTACGAAGGGGATTTCTTCACCCTTTTTGCAGAGAGCCTTGACATCATTCTTTTTCACTTCGGGCATACTGTATTTCAAAAGGTGGGCAAGATTGTGTTCCTCTGCCCAGCTGACAAACTCGGCTTCATTGTCAACAATAAGGCTCGGTGCGTTGTTTCTGATTGATACAACTGCGTGCGGCATATCTACCTTGCTCCTGCCGATTGCTTTCATTGAGTTAAGAAGATATGCAGCGAGTTTTTCAACCTCTCGCTCTTTCTGCGACTGCCTCTTAGCAATTGCAGATTTCTCAAACTTGAGTATATTAGCCTCGGCTTTAAGCTGTTTGATGTAGACTGCAATGCTTTCGACTTTTTCGTCAAATTCGCCCTCTATGCCCTCAAGTGTATCAAACCACGCTGTAAGCATTTTGCCCTTGTATGCCTCAACATCTTCGATAATGTTACCGTCATCATCAATCGGCTGACCGTCTGCGTCAGTATCGGGTTCATATTCGTTTATGTCTTCAAATTGGCTGAATAATTCAGCAAAGCTTTCCGTAAGCTCATAAAGTTTCATTGTTGCTCCCCCTTAAAGATTTATGTTTTGTGTGGCAAGTGCTTCTATTAAATGTTCAACCTTGCCCTTGAAAAATTCCTTGTCCTGTGACTGCTTGGCGAAATCGAGCATACGGATAAAGCTGTCATATGCAATTGAAAAATATGCCTTAAAGACATCCTTGTCATCTGATGTACCGTCGGCAGTCTGAACATTTTTCAGCCTTTCTTCATACTCCTCTTTCTGTCTGCGAAGAGCCTCTTGCTTTTCGTCCTCAAGCTGTTTCCTTACGATTTTCTCGTTCTCACGATATTCTGCTTCGAGTTCGTCGTTGCGTTTGATGTTCTCACGCTCAAGGGCTCTGATGGTTTCGTTCAGTCTGCGCTCATTATCGCTCGGCTCTGCAACGGCAACCTCAATAGGACGGCTTTCAAGCTCTTCTACTTGCTCTCGCAACACTCCGTTTGCAATTTCAAGTTTTGAATTTTCTTTACTAAGTTTTATCTTGTCACTTTGCATTTTGTCATAATTCATTGACAAGTTAAGGTTATCGTCTTTCAGCCTTTCAATTTCAGCCTTTAACTGCTTAACCGTTGTGTTTTCAAGGTCAAGCTTTTCGGCAATTTCTGCCTGTTCGGGTTCGCTTATGGTAGCGAGCAACATCAACTTACTTTTGCTAATTTGTGCAAACGTTTGCACATTTTTAGTGTTTATTTTTTCTACAATAGAAATATAGTTATAAACATTTCTGCGTTTCATACCTACTTCATTCTCGCAGTAATCCTCAAAATTCTGATATCCAAGCTCCTTGTACAGCTTGTTGTCACGCATAGTCTTGAGTCCGTTGCACATATCCCATATGTTCTGCTGTGCAAGGTTTGCGCTGACAAGAATTTTTTGATGCAGTTCAATGGCCTGCTGTTTCTGTGCCGTTATTTCATTCATTGTTATTACCTCTTGATTTTTTATAAAATTAAGGATATAATAATGTTGATTGATTTCATATTATATCCTTGAACCGTTGGAGCTGTGCGAAAGCTTCAGCGGTTTTCTTCTTTTGCACTTAAAATGTAGTTAATCTTAGACTTGCAAGCCTTGATGTTCTCTGTTGTGTGATTTTCGAGCAAATCCTTCATATCTTCGAGAATATAAGAAATAGTGTCGATAAAATCGGGATTGAATCCTGTATTCTCGTAGTCGTAAAGTTTGCGAATACAGCTGTAAAACTCATTCGGCACATCTTTACAATCGTGCATTTTGCCGTAGATGTCCTTAACCTTGATTTCACCGTCTTGATTTAAAGTTAATCTTTTCATCAGCTACATTCCTTGCTTATAAAATCTGTAGCACGATACAATGTCACGCAGTCGCCGTCAAGGTCATCGTCGTAATACTGTGCTATCTCATCGCTCATTGCTTTAATAATCACAGCGTAGTAATCTTCTTCCCATTCTTTCGCCGCTTCAATTATTTCATCAAGCGTAAACTTGCCTTTAGCTTTTCGAAGTTTCAGACACCAGCGCCCCGAATCATCGTATCCGCTTTCGATTGTTGTCCCTTTTTTCATCTGTTACACCTCCTCCCCGAAAACATCATACTCATACATACTGTTAATGCGTTGTCTAAGCCTTGCGTTTTCGTTTTTGTAACCGCCGATTACGTCATTCTTAATGCTAATGTCAAGCCTTGCGTTCTCAAGCTCAATCTGCAAGTGCTTGACTAAGCTATGTAAGTGCTTGTTCTCGTCCTTAAGACTGCGTTTTGTTTTAATGTGTCTGAGTGCCATTGTAATTCTTCTCCTTTAATCAACTCAAAATACTTGCAAGGACTGCCTTGCTTATACCGCCGAGCTTCTTGTTATAGTCTTTTTGAAAGTGTCGCTTAACAGTAACGCAACTTTTTCCGAGATACTTTGCGATGTCCCGATACTGCAAAACTTCCTTATCTGGAAACGCAACGTCTAACCTGTCGAGGTTGTCTCGAAATAACGGCTTTTCTCTTGCCATGTCATTCCCTCCTGCTCTCCTCTGTAATTTTGTCGGATACGATTTCAACCTTTTCCACATTTGCGACGCTGAGTGCCAGCTTGAGCAGTACCACGTCGCCTACTGTTCGGGTAATCTGATAGCTTGTAACATACGGGATTTCCTTGCCGTCTATCTCGAGCAGGAATTTATCCTTGGTGTCAATGAGTTTTAAACTTGCCATTTTGTTTCCTCCTTAAAATTAAACTCGATAACGAGTTGTTATTGAGTCCCAATAGTAATCTGTACGCCTAACGCCTTAAACAACTTATCAGCGTTTTCAAGTGAAATGCTTTTTTCTCCTTTCTCCCAGTATTGGATAGCTCTTTTTGTAAAGCCTGCTTTTTTAGCGAGTTCGCTTTGCGAAAAGCCTTTCTGTTTTCTGCTTTTGAGCAATATTTCAGCAAATTCATTGATGTGCATTGATTTCACCAACTTTCTATGGTATACTATATGTAGTAATGAACGGCAGTTCATTACGCTATATAATGAAAGTGAGGTGTAATTATGAGAGAAGACTCAATTGCAAAAATTGCGGCATTGTATGCCAAAGAAATTGCAGTCGCAAAGGCTAACAGTTCTGATATGTCTCCCTGCGGTGAGAACGGCGAAGAAGTGGCTAAATTCTATACTGAACTCTTTAAAGGCATAAATGAAGCACTTCAAAACTCAGCTCTCAAAGACTAACAAAACCTTGGCGACCTCAGGCAGAACAGCAACTTCTGCTATAGAGGTCGCTTCTCCTTTTGCTACCCTTACAACAAATTCTGATAAAGCATTTATAACCTTATCTCTGTCTTCTTTTTTCATCTTCTCACCTCTTTTTTTATTTAATTGCTTTATACCTCTTTTAGTGCTATGATTTAAACACGAAAGGAGGTGTAAAGATTGGATAGTACCATTGCTCTAATTGTTTCTATCTCGGCACTCTTGCTTTCCATTGTTTCTCCGATAGTTACCGCTATAATAAACGGTCATTACTCAATTAAGGAAAAAGAGTTGACAATGCGTTCGGAAAATGTAAAAGAAAACAATGAATTCTATGTCAAGCATAGAACCGAAGTTATAGAATCATATATAGCAAGTGCAGGTGCCGTTGTGTATCACCACAACAACACTTCAAAAACAGATTTTGGTAAATGTGCCACGGAAATATATTTATACATTGATGAATCAGAATGGAATTATATTGACAGCATAAATAACGGCATAGCTAATCTTTGTTACGATGAAACAAGAGAAACTTTAGAAGATTTTGTAAAGATTATTGCTAAGAAATATAGTGTTAGAGTCCCCAGAAAAGTAGAATAAAGCACAAATGCAATAAGCAGCAAACTGTTCCAAGTATGTGCATTAACATTGATATGACATACTTTGAATTTTTGTATGCAAATGTATAGACCAAAGCAGTTATTTCAAGTGCAATCCCGATAATTCCTAATAAATATATTTCAAACACATTTTTTCACCTTCCCTACGGAACTAAAACCCAAAATATAATACCTGCCCAAGTTGCAGACAAAAGCGACACTGCTATGCAAAATGCTGTATGCCAATAGTGGTGTTGCTTTTTTTCATATTCAAGCTCGTTCATCTTCTCACCTCCTACTGCTATTTTGCCATAGAATTTCGTTTAATTTGGACAAGCATTCATTGATGTTTGTCTTCGTCCTTTGCCCACTTAATCAGATCCATAATTTGAGCGTCGTGCTTATCAAGGTAGCTGTCTATTGTTTTATACAAATGGGCGGCTACTATTTTTATTGCTAATACTGCTGAAACAAAAGCTGTGAATAGCATTAGCAGTCCTAAAATTATTATTACTTCCATCTTTTCCTCACCTGCTTTCTTCAAGAATATCTATAATTTCCTGCATAGTAGTTATAGTGCCTTTTTGAGTGTCTATAGTGTCCTGCATAATGGCTATAGTATCCTTTTGTTTATTAATTGTGTTCTGAGTAATATTTTGAACGATCGTGCAACATATCAGCAATACTATCGATAATACAACTAATATGATTGATAGAGTATCGTTCCGCATCTCCTCACCTCCTCACGCTGTTCTTTGCTGTTCGGCAAGAACTTTTTCAAGTTCTGCGATACGCTTTGTAAGAGCACCGAGATTTCGGTAAACTTCAAGCATATCCGCCGTGTAATTAGGCACTTTTTCCTCAACGATTTTCATTCGTTTGTTAAGGTTGTCAAGTGTGCCGTACACATTAAAAATTTCATCTGTATGAGTGTTAGCCATATAAATCATCTCCTCACGCTGTTCTCTGCTGTCTAAAAGCCCTAAATGTGAAAAAACATTGACAAAATACAAATATTTTTGTATAATCAAAGTAGCCTATAAGGCGGAGGAAGGAGTTGGTCTTTTTGACCAAACTTTTGATTTTGCCTGTTCTCTTTATTTAAGGTTGCAATCATGGTACCAAAGCATGTAAAACTGGTTAAATGTAACAACTATTAAGGCGTTAAGTGCTGAACCACGTTAAACTTCAGAGTGACACTCGTAAATAGTCCACCTTAACAAGTATTCCTAAAATGTTGCCAGCATATAGGCATCTCTGCAGAACTAAAACTGCTAAAGTGGCAACACTTCTCATAGAAATATATCGTGCATTGGTATATGGTGAAAACCTGCAAGAAACTTTGAGTAAACAAATTTAGACAAAAGCTGAATAGGAATGCACTCTATTCAGTTTTTTTGTTAATTTGTCTATCTCAATTTTGAGATGTTTAAACTAAAAAAATAGCGGCTTTCTGTTTTCTGTCATGAATGCCTAAAATATTGCAAATTTCAGTAGCCTGCACCACATCAAATTTACTTTTATTTTTAGCTTTTTTACCAAAAGTGTAGGAAGAAATACCTATTTTTTCTGCAACTTCTGCCTGCGTGTAACCTGCTCTTGCAATAGCAGCCTTAAGCTCTTTTGTATTTACCATATTTATATTCACCCCCTTATTTTATCTCACTTTTGAGATAATTATATTATAATTTAACAATTTACAAAAGTCAACCCTTTTTTGAGATATTTTTTAATTTATTTTGGATTTACTATTGCAAAATTGAGATTTGTATGTTAATATAATGAAAATGAGGTGAAACATATGGCTGAATTTTATAAACAGTTATTAAAAGCTATGGAGTTAAAAGGTATAACTCAAACTGAATTATGCGAAAGAACGCAAATACCTAAATCCGCTATGAGCCAATATATGTCGGGAAAATTTAAGCCTAAACAAACCCGCATGCATTTAATAGCTAAGGCATTAAATGTAAGTGAAGCTTGGCTTATGGGTTTGGATAATACTCCTATGGAAAGAGAAACGGCTTCTAATTCTGAAGAAATTAGCAATATAGTAAAACGTTTAAAAGAAAGTATCCTGAATTCCGGATATTCATATGCTGAATTAGAGAAACTAACCGGTATATCGAGATCTTCGCTACAAAGATATGCTAATGGTATTACCGCAAAAATACCAATAGACGCAATTCAAACAATAGCAGCAGCTGTGGGAGTTGATGCCGAATACATAATGGGCTGGACAGATTCAGACCTCTCCAACATCAAAAATATAGAGCCGATACCTACAATGGTTAAAGTTCCTTTATTAGGCACAATAGCCTGTGGTGAGCCTATTCTTGCAGAAGAAAATATCGAGGACTACATAAATATGCCCGAAAAAGCAAAAGGCACCTTTGCTTTACGGTGCAAAGGCGACAGTATGATAAACGCACGCATTTTTGACGGCGACATAGTGTTCATAAGAGAACAGCCGGAAGTTGAGAACGGAGAGATAGCAGCGGTACTCATTGACGATGAGGCAACCCTCAAGCGAATTTATAAAACCGAAAACAGCATAGAACTTCGCCCTGAAAATCCCACCTTTAAGCCTCTATATTACCAAAAAGAAGAAATGAACAAAGTCCGTATCCTCGGCAAAGCCGTAGGATTTTACAGTAACATTTATTAGAATAAAAAATCCGCCCTACCCTGCGCCAACAGGATAGAGCGGTGTACGACGCAAAGGCCATACAAGACTGTGGAAAGTCTTTAATTATTATAAGATAAATTAGCCTTTGTGTCAATAAAAAATGAATACAGAGGTGTTTTTTATGAAATGCAAGAGATGCAAAAAGACTTTGCAGTCTGATTTTAAATTCTGCCCTTGGTGCGGTTCTAAATCTGCAAATCAAAAATACTACCGCAGACCTGACGGGCTTTATGAAAAATCAATCGTCTATGACGGCAAAAGACACATATTCAGAGCAAGAACCGAAAAAGAACTTGAAAAGAAAATTTTTGCTTATAATCCCGAAAGTGAGCAAACTAAGTCAGGTATGCCGTTCTCGGCTGTTGTGGAAGAATGGGAAGCTGATGCATTTGAAGCTCTTGCTCAAGGTTCTATCAAGGCATACAAGCCACGAGCAGAACGGGCTGTTGACTATTTTGGCGATGAGCCTATAACAAACATCGGACTTCGTGAAATCAACCGCTATATAGCGAAGTTTCCTAAATCTTGGGCATATAAAACCGTTAAAGCATACACATCCGTACTTAGCCTTATTTTCACTTATGCCGCACAAAATGAATATATAACAAACAATCCTTGCCAATACATACAAATAAGCAAGAATCTTAAAAGAACGCACCGCAGAGCCCCAACATACGAGGAAATCGAGATTATCAAAAATTCAATCTCTGCCCCGGGAGGATTGCTTGCGTTTTTCTTTCTCAATACAGGTGTCAGACGAGGCGAGGCATTGGCTCTTAAATGGAGCGATATAGACTTTGAAAACCATATAATACATATCACAAAATCATTGTATCATGTAAACAATGCACCACACATAAAAGAACCGAAGACAGAGGCAGGCAAGCGTGATGTACTGCTTACAAAAGGTCTTGAAACAGAGTTACTTAAAATCAAGGGCGAGAAAAATGAAATTGTCTTTAATTGTGACGGCGAATATTACACACAGTCACGCTTTGATAAACTTTGGAAAGACTATCAGACTGCCACAGGCCTTGACGAGCTTACTCCCCACATTGCCCGACACGGCTTTGCTACAATCTGTTTTGAGGCTAATCTGAACATAAAGGATGTTCAGGAAATTTTAGGTCACGCTCAATATTCCACTACATCAGACATCTACACTCACCTTACACAAAAGCACAAAACAGAGGCACTTAATAAGCTGAATACATACTTTGAAAACAACTACTAAAAGCAACAGAATTTCAACGCATTGCACAGATTTTACACAGTAAGCCGTTTTATGGCTTAAATACTGCATTTGTTAAGAGTTCAAATCTCTCCATCTCCGCCAAAAGCACTCGAGCAATCGGGTGCTTATTTTTTGTGATAAACACTGAAAAATCGGCTTATTTGCTATGTTTTTCAACCACTCAGCCTTTGCTTTTTGAGTGAATTTCGGTATCAAACAATATCAGCTAAAATCAATAAAGTTACACAGTAAATTATGCCATAGAGAGATTTTTGTACTATCCGAACAAGTCAGTTTACTTAAATAATACTCATCTGATTCATATTTTGAAACTGTATCAAGAACATAATCAGCAGAAACAATCATAAAATGAATTAATTTATCATCGTCCATAAAACCACCTGCTTGTTCTTTAATCCATTTTATATATGGTGAATCAATAACTTAAAAAAAGACTGATTTGGAAATTCTTTTCAGACTTGTTGCCATTCACCAGCAATAAAATTAAAACGCATTTCTTCCGTTGAACGGCAATAACTTTCCACATCCGCCCATCTGATTGAAAACAATTCCAGTTCATTATTTTCAAGAATAACTGTTAAACCGTCAAAATCATCACTTACAGATTTTATATTTAAACCGTACCTGTTTATATTTTTTTAAATATCCCATTTTTCGATTATAGTTTCTATAATTATCACCCGCATTTGTCTGTTAATATTATAGTAATAAACTTTATAATTACTTAGCTTAAAAAATATGCCGGACCATAATTTAAGTATCCGTACTAAACAAATGTATTTACTTCTGTTCGCCTGCATTGCGGACAACGGGCATTTTATCAAAATCATAGTATGAGAGTTCGTCTATTCCGTTTAAAAATGCGTGACAGCCGTTTACTATCATAAGATTGGTCTGCTCAATATTATAGCAACACACTATTACTTTTTTGCCTGACGCATAGGCATATCCGCACTCCCACGCAGTTCCGCTGTCGGAGTACATTCCGCCGTAAAGCAAAACAACCGCATCGCTATCGTCAATTCCGCCTTTGTCAATTTTAAAAATTTCCTCTGCCCATTCTGCATTGGTAAGGCTTTCCCTGTTCTCAACATCATGCTCCATAGGCACAAAAACTTCGTGACCTTTTGCTTTAAGAATTTCAACCGCACGGTGAATATTTGCAATTTCGTTATCGTTAAAAAACGGCGATGCAAGGTAAATCTTCATATTAAAATCTCCTAAAAAATATTAAAAACATTATCGGTATGGTAATCGCCGCCATTGCCTGCGACACAAGAGCAAGGCTTGCGCCTGTTTGCGGACTTTCTCCGTATGCCGATGAAATTATAACGGTGTTAAGTCCTAACGGCATTGCATTTGCACAGAGTGCGGCAAAAACTATTTCATTATCCGTATTAAAAAGCCTTAACGCAGTCACAAAAATTGTAGGAAAAACTATCAGCCTAAGCACCGCAACAATATAAGTCTGCTTTACCTTGAGCAGGCTTTTTATTTCATATCCCGCTATTACAAACCCTGTCAAAATCATTGCAACAGGTGCCATACAGGCGGCACAATCGGTAAGAATTGTACTTACAAGCCGCACCCTCGGTATTTGCAATAGTCCGAGAATTGCGCCGATAAACAGCGACACAAATATCGGATTCAGCAATGACTTCAAAGAAAATCCGCCCTTGTCCGACGGCACAAGCCACGCAATTCCGATTGAGTAAGTAAACATATTCAGCGGCAAGGTGAATATTAAATAATCGAAAAGTTCAATGCTGTCAGCGCCGTATATGCCCTGAACAAGCGCAGTTCCGACAAATCCGAAATTTGACACCGAAAGCGAATATCTGTACACTTTACGCAAATACTCGTCTTTGGTAAGAAATTTTGAGATAATAAAAGCAAGCGCAACCGCAGCAATCAAAAGCGCAGTGCTGTAAACAAGGAAAATCCATTTTTGGCTTATATTTTCCACCGTACAATTATTCCAAAATGTATTGATTACGACCGCAGGCATAAATATTCCGTTTTCAAGGCGTGACAAAGTCCTGCCGCTGCCGTCAGATAAAATATTTTTCTTTTTAAGAACAAAGCCGATAAGAATAAAAGAAAAAAGCACGGCTATGTGATTAAGCGTAGATGAAAGTATTTCCATACGATATTTCCTTTATATTATAATACAAATTTCAGCATAAAACAATAACCGCAGGTCGAGCTGACCTGCGGCTGACAATATTATTATTAATTTTTTGTAAAATTGTATTCATTTGTTTTCTTCATCTTTTGAGCATTTATCGTCACACTCTGCCCGTTCTTCCTTTTTTTCAAGGTTCATAACCGCTGAAAGTCCTGCCGAAACCGAAGAAACCAAAAGTCCGCAGACTGCACTTTTCCACATTTCTGCATTTGCAAAATCCGTTCCCGTCAGAAACAACGCAAGATTAGCGAGAATATATCCGAGTGCCGTCTGTAGGAATGTACGCAATGCTCTTTTAAGGCAGTTTTTAGTAAAACACATCTTCATATTACATAATATTCCGATGCCTTAAAAATGTACTTATTTATTATCGGATATTTCGGGCAATCCCGCAATACTTGTAAGCAACGAAAGAATACCCGAAAGCACGCTTGCGGAAGCAACCGCTACCCAATTCACATCACTTAGCACAGCAGACACGCCGATAACCGAAATCGCTGTTTGAGCCACGGTTTTTGCCGCACGGATACCCGCGGCTTTTGCCCATATTTTAAAACCGTTTTTCATAATTTCACCCCCTGTAATACATTTTAATTTAAAAGTTCAATATAAATTTCTGCCCATAAAAGCGATATTAGCTTATTTCTTTTCACTATTTATATGCTCAAGGTCAGCAATTCTATGATTTACAACTCTTATTTCTTCGTCCGTAACGGCTGACATTCGCTCAAGTTTGAAAACACGCTCTTGCAGATGATTATATTTATCCTGCTTATGTTCAAGCTGATCTAACCGATACACAATCAATGATTTGGTCTTTTCGTTTTCGCTTTCCTGTCGCTTACGGTTTGACGCATTTATCAGCAATTGACAAATAATACTTCCGCCCGCAACAATCAGCGCAGTCACAATTTCCGTACTCATATCACACCCCCTTACCTATGCGTAAAATATTATTAAAAATTGCAGTAATTAGGCTAATTTTATTAAAAAAGAATTAAAAAGGCACAAAAAAGCACCCTGCCGTGAGTCGATCCAAAAAGTCAGACCAAGAATCTAACGATTTGGAGGTCGGTTCACCGAGCAAGGTGCATAATCTAATATTTATTAACAAAAGCAAGAATTTTTCTTGCTGTATCAAGACTTACTTTTGAAACATCACCGTACTTCAGAAAAGCATTTGCATTACCCGGATTAAGGTTTAATTCCTTATAAATACGGTAGTTGCTCATATTTTTAGATTTTCTTGTAAAACATATTTTCTGATACATCATTTGTTTTAATTTATTTTCCAAAACTTTTTTATCTTTTTCGTAAATATAATTTTGGTATATCGTACGATAATGGCTTAATCTTTCCGAATTCAAAAAATCATTTATATTATTTTCTTCAAGACCGAAAAGTTGATTGCAAGCTGTTTTTAAATAAGAATATTTTTTTATAAGTCTGTTTTTTAAATCTTCTTTTGTATAAAGAACAAGGTACATAGTAAGCGCATCTTGCAATCTTGCATCAGAAGAAGCAAGATTTGAAAATATATAGAGTGAGGTTGTATTACATCCCGACAATTCTTTAAGCTGAAAAAGCAAGTAACCCTTAAAAGTCAACTCTCTCACTTAAATCTCTCCTTATAATGATTATAATTTATAACCAATGCATTTCTGTCAAAATCAGACAGCATACCGTAACAGACATCATCAATTAACTTATCCAATAAATTCCAATCCAAAGATTTATAAACCAATTCGTTTTCTATATCTTCAACATCCTTATCACGCATTGAACATAATTTTGAAACCACCAAATCTTCAAGCGATACAGTATAAAATTTAACTTTTTTAGTCGGAATATCTATCGGTATAATTCGGTTTAAATAATCATCAGGAAAATTTATTCTGTATGCGCTTACATTCATATTTATATTATAAATTTCTAAAAGTTGTTTTATTTCATCACTTGCATTTATTGAATCTATATCATGAGTTGAACGATATATTTTTTCAAGCAAAACAAGTGCACTTCCACCTACGATTATACAAGAATAAGTATCTGCCGTAGTATCAAGCAAAGACATATCATTATCAACACTCATCAGCCTTTTTATAATTTCAGCTTTATTCATTTCCATATTATCACCGCATATCGTATATATTGTATTTTGAATAATAGTATTATTTAATTTATATTATAGATTATTTTATCATATTTGTCAACAAAAAAGCACCCTGCCAAGCAAGCAAGGTGCAATTTTGAAATACAGGTATAAAAATGTAACTTGTTAA